TTCCAAATCCGCGTGTTGGGAGTTCGAATCTCTCCACCCCTGCCATTACAAATGCATAATTATGCAAAAAGAAACCCACTCGATTGAGTGGGTTTTTTGTATTTATGGCATCGGATAATTGTTAAAATATCTTGTTTTCAAGTCGAACGAGTCGGCTATCCATTTTCTCCATCATAATCCGCATCCATTTCATATCTGTTTTCAGAGTAATGCCGATACCAAGGCCGCTACAAAGAGCACTGACAGCGGCCACGATTAGCGTTTGATATTCAGCCATTATTTACTGAACTCATCGCGTAGGGTTTCCCATAGTCCTAAAGCTACAGGGAACGCCGTACCGATTAAACCACCATAATGCACTCCTGTGTTTGTGATGGCTGCCGTTAATAGTTCAGGATGTCCCATTGCAAGCGCCACACCAGAGGCAACCAGTGCCAGACCTTTCTTGGTTGATGCCTGACTTAAATCCAATCCGAGTTTATCTTTTAGAAAATCGCTCATAATAGTTTGTTCCTTTTCAAATATTTGATGGTGTAAGCAGCCAGTACGCCGCCGATGACTGTAATAGTGATTCTCTTAACGTCCTGTTTACTCATGCCATTGCAACCCCTTCTTGTGCCATTTTCAGGCCGTAGTAGTTGCCGACCTCTTTCTTACTCATGGCGTAAAGCAGACTGGCTAACTGGTCGTTGTTGTCTACATTCACTTCCTGATTGACGGCAATTCCCGACCACTGGCTGACCTGTTTAACGTAAAGTTCGGTGTTATTTTCATTAGCCGGTGCAAAGCGGTAAATCATCTGAGCCAGTGTTTTGTAACCCTGACGGTAATAGCTTCTTAATATCCTTGCTCCGGCACGAAAGCCGTAAACGGGACTTTTGAATTCTTCAAACTGTTTATCAAGGTTCAATCCTGTTTTGCCTTCCCAATCGTTACCAGAATCACGAATATTGAGCGGGTTGTTGTTACGAACGCCGCGCGGGAGTGTTGCCCGATAAGTCATATAAAATAATCCCCCTAAAGTTAAGGTAAGAATAAACGGGCGCATCATTACGCCTGCTCGGTTGTGTCTGTTTTTGCTGCTTTGGCGGCAATTGCGGCGGCCGCTTTTTCCTGCTCGGCTTCATGAGTCTGATAACGTTGGTGCTCATCAATGAGCCATTGATAATGTGCATCAAAGGCTTTCTGGTCTATCGCCTGATTTGTCCGGCTGTCGATGTATTCAATCTGACCTGTGGCCAAATCGGTATCAAAATGAATAGCCCATTCCCCGTTTTCCATGACGTAACCGCCTATCTCTCTGATGTTGGCGACGGCGCTGTCTATGACAATAATCTGGTCTTGAGTTACTGCTGTAATTTTCATTGTTTACTTCACCTTCATGATCCAATAGACCGCCGTTGACGGTTGATGTACGTCCACCGCATCAGAATGCGCGCCATGATTGTGCGCGGCTGAACTGCCTATGGTTTGTGTCCATTGGCGTTGATTGACGTATTGCCAGCCACCATTGACTGCAACTGTATAAAGTCTTCCTGCGCCGTAACGGGTATACCCATTACTGCCAGTGTTTCCAAGGTTATGGCGGTGACTGGGGATTTCGGCCTCTGATAATGTATGATCCTGCACCGAAATTAACGGTGTTGTACTTTCATGGCCAAAGGTGTCATTGGGTTGATATTTATTGCCCGCCCCGACAATCGCTCTGTCAACAAGGGAAGGGGTGCCGTTGGTGCCGTCGCACAGTTGCCAACCTGTTGGGATGGTATTTAACGGCTTTGTCCAGATACGGATATCCCCTTTTTTCCATCCCGACGGCTGCGAATAACTGAAATTCATAGTCGTTCTCCAACGTAAAGCACATCGCCACTTGTCCCCGTAATCGTCACGCTATTGGATGCGGGAAGCTCGACAACCGACCCGACGGCAATCCTTAAAAATCCCTGAACCAGGATATCGCCATTGTTGGTATCTGGAGATTGTAAAATTAACCCCTTACGAGTGGCTTTTGCTGCAATGGTTTGCGCCTTTTCGTTTAGGATGATATCTGCAAGACCGTGTATTTCTGGCGATTTTTGCTCAACCATTTGAACGGTTTTCCAGTTATTCACGCTGACAGAAGGCAACGATTCGATAATTGCCACCGGATTCGTTATCTTCATGATTTCACCTCAAAAATAGCTAAACGGGCTTTGGTTTTACTGGTGTTGTAAGCGTAAAGCTCACCGGAAAAATCCAGAGATATTGAGCCTGTAGCGTGTTGATTGCCCGTAACCAGAAGGCCGCGATTGCCTGCAACATTAAAATCGCCGACACGAACGGCGGTAAGTTCATCACTGATAACCTGAACCGTGATTTGATGTGCTCCCCCTGAGCTGAGTTTGAATTTGCTTTGTGGTGCAATTTCAATGTCAGGGTGAGTGCTCATTTGTTTAGGTGAAATGATGGAAACTTTAAGACCATCATCCACTTTTACACTGGCTTCAAACTGGATAGGTTCAATGATGCGCTGAACAACTAGCCCACTGGTTGAGGCGGGTTTGTGCTCTAAGTCTGAAATTTGATAATCAAAATCAACCGCACTGGTCTGGCGGTGATTTAAGTACATTTTTTCAAATTCCAGAACGTTAATGCGATCGCCTGATTCGAGTCGTTGAGGGCTTAACCCATCGGCATAAATAAAAACAGGCGCACTGGTCTGGCGCACAATTAAATATTTGCCGCGACCGCCCACTGAAATGGGGGTGTCAGTATTGGGTTGTAATATCATAATTTTTTCCCCTTAAGTGCATACGCTATCGCCGCGAGAGCCAGAACACCGCCCACCACATAAATCATTCGTGTGACTGTGGTTGCGCTGCCTGTCTGTTCGTAGGTTTTGGCGTTACCTGCCATGGTGATGGCGGCTCGGGCATTTTCATTGCTCTGAGACGCAATATTTTTGACAGAATCCAAGGCGCTTTTAAAGGATTCCTCCCCGAATCCAAACGCACTTTTAGCCACATCAGTGTTACTTTTTATCGCGGCCTGCGCGGTGTTTGCGGCGGCTTTTATTGCGCCTTGGTCGGTGAGGGTAATGTTGCCGACACTGCCCTGAACCCCGCTAATCAATACCCCTAGGTTGTCGCCCTGAACGGCATTCGTGCCGTTGATATTGGTATTGGTGTTTTGTGTTTTACTTTCGCTATGGCCGCCTTTACCCATGATGACCTCCTAATTTCAGGATATAGCGCGATTCTTTCGCACTGAGCACACAATCAAGCTCAAAACCTAAGCGGCGTAACAAACGGCCCATGCCCTGACGGTAGGCGTGATAAGTGATTGCCGGATACCCCATTAACTGGCATTTTTCTATCACGATAGGGGCGGCGTGTATCAGTCCGCGCCCTTGTGAACAGATCACGTGATAAACCCCGTCGATAAGGCGACCAGCCATTCGGATATGAACGCCTTTTGCTTTGATTAAATACAGGCTTGCGTCTTTGGCCAGTACATCGTCGCGCATCTCTTCCCATTCTGCTTTTGGCTCGTCTGAGCCGTTAAATGCAGGTTTTAACAGGGCTAAATGCGCGAGGATATCGGCGCGGTCTGGCGCGAGATAACTAATGGTTAATGATTGTATTGCCACCACACCGCCCCCGCTGTCAGTAATAAGAGAGGAAGCCAGTTCCACGAATGATTACCAAAGTTAATCGCGCCGTTTTTAATGCCGCCGAAACTGGCTTTATTCGAGGCGCTGCTTTGACCTGCGTCTCCGCCGTTGGCACTGATTGGCATACTGCCGGAGTTGGTGAGACCGCCTGATAAACTCGGTATCATTTAATCTCCTTAACCACTTGGTAAGCGAGATAACACCCGCCCCCAATGGCTGACAGTTTGATAAGGTTACTCACACCCGAGCCAGACCAGAAGCCCGCCCCGAATCCGAGCGCACCCGCTGCAACAGGAAGAAAATAAAGTAATGGCATTGGCTTCTCCTGATTATTTGACGGCCACAACGATGATGCCCACCAAAAGCAACACCCCCAAGCCCCCGCCAACATAGAGCAACATATTATTACTGCCGTTTGTTGGTGTGACCTTGTTTCCGTTGTTATCGGCTTGATGCGTGGCCTGTGGTTGCGTTTTGGCGTTTACCGAACTGTTATTTTTCGTGGTTGTATCGACAATGTTGTCGAACCCTTCGCCAATGGAGTCCAGAGCATTGGCGCCAAATTTACCTAATTCGTCTAAAAATGACATACCGCTCCCTTACTTAATTAAATCAGGGCGTACCACCTTGACCGATTCCACTAAGATAGGAATTGAGCCGATGGACTTATTAGTTTTTACTGTGAATTTCAGTTCATTGGTGTGGTTGGTCTGAAACAACTCATCAATAAAGTAACCACGCATGATTGGGTCAAAGTGATACATACCCGATTGCCAGAAACGTTTGTTACGTTTGGCGCGCATTGTTTCCACTGTGCGGGTGGTGTCATAAACCTTGATAAAGTCGCGGTGAATTTCCAGTGCATTGACTTCTTCAGAAAGAAAGTGCATACGGCGCACTAAAATCAACGGACCCGACACCAAATCCATAAACTCGTTTTCGGTGGCGGTGGCTTGCATGGTTTGTCGTTTAATTTGCGGCACAATGACGCGAGCGCCTTGTTGTGGTGAGACTGTCGCATGACCTTTAAGAACCACATTCGGCGCGCCGTTTGCGGCGGGGGCAATTTCCACTTCTAAAATGATGTTATCGCCCGTTTCTGTTACCAGAGCGGTATAGCGCATACCGTTTTTTGTTTTTGCTGTAATATCAGACAAGGGAATATGATAAAACCCATCAACGGCGGGCATGCCTTTATAGGCTTCCAACGATTTCATTAACTTGCCGTCAAGCACAATGATTTCGTCACCGTTTAAGGTAATAGATACCCGAGTGATTTGTTCGGCTTTCAGGTTCGTTTCCAGAAAAATCTCTTCGTATACCGGACCCGTTGGAATGGTCATTGATGCTTTTTCGCCGTAGCCGACCCCCGTGAAGGAGTTTAATTTCATGACTGAGTTCATGAGCTCTCCTTATCCGATTGAGCTTTCAACAGCATCAACATGGTTTGATGCCCAAACCACACCCGCCGCGACAAGTGTTGCAATGCCAGCAATGATGGCGAAGTTCTTTCCTGTTAGTTTCATGTGTACTCCAAATAAAAAAACCGCCCGACAGTGGGCGGCCATTACTACAACAGGAGATTGCCAATCGATACCTAACCCGATTGTGGTTAGGGTACACAATAAATGTGATGAACATCACATTTATTCCTTTGTGCAATAAAAATGGCCGATAATTAATCGACCACTGTTTATTTTTAATGACTATTTTTTAATCTGAAATTACCAAAAAATTCAATCCAGCATCAGAATGTTCAGCAGATAAATTTTCGACAGTAACAGTGAAGCCTGATTTTGATACATCTTTTAGTGAACAGGATACTGTATAAGTTTTACTCGAGTGGTTGCTTGTATCTGGGGTTGCAATCACCACAGGAGTTGAAGCTAGTGAGTTGTAAAAAGAAATTCTGTAAAGCCCTTCACTTTGACGTTCAGAGCTAAAATCTTTACCTATTTCTCTTATTCCTTTGTACGATATTTTACCTACCATTTGTGACATTTTATTTTTCTCCAATTATTATTTATTTGGTTATAACCATAATCAGTGTAGTACAAAATAATATGAGACTAAGTTTATATTAAGTCTGTCACCAGTGGATTTTCCCTTTTTGATACGTTTTTCCGTCTTGCAATAAATATTCAAGCTCGGTCAGTTGATTGATTTCTTGGGCGGGTATTCCGGTCATTTTATCCAGATATACCGCACTGGCACTGGTTCTTTGCATCATGACACAGGCATACCGACAGTTATCAATGATGGTTTTTGAAACTTCCTGTCCCCGCTGAAAGAGGTTGATGGTGTGCAGATTAAATTTACGCCCTAAACGCAATATTTTGCCGTGGTATCCGGTGGCTTTTCCTGCGCTTTCGCTGTGCTCGGCGACCTCTTCACAAATGACTTTCAGAGCTTTGGCGTGTCGACCGTCGCCCATCGCCCATGCCGCCAGACAGAATTTATCAAAGTCTTTCGGGGTCGTTTCAAAGGTTGGCTGATAGGCGATTTTAAAGCCCTGTCTGGTTTCACGTCCGGCGGTTAATGCGGCGATAAACTCTTTGATATTGGCATAGCCACGCACCACACGCCCCGCTAATTTTCCGCTGTAGTCACACAGTGGATCAAAGATAACAACCTGATCGGTAGCCTCAATAAAGAGTTTTTTTGCGGCCGAGGTTTTCCCGCTGCCACTCATGCCAACCGCAAAGGAATGCCCGTTTTGAAGCGCATTATTAGGATTAATTGGCTGCATGTAATTCCTCTTCTTCGGTGGCGTTTTTATCAGGACTGATATCTTTGGCCTTATCTATGGCTTTAAGCTCCTGAATCAGAGTAAATGAGTTAAAGCCCAGTGCGCCCGCTGCTACTACAAAGGTTAACTCTTCGCGGTAGTTGGCAAGCCAAGGGGGAAGTTCGCCGTTATATTTTACAAACAAAGGGGCGGCGGCACTGGCTACCCCTTGCATTTGCTCAGGGTCAAAGGAAAAACTTTTGTGTCCAAATTGTTTTAATATTTGCTCTGATATGCCAAGAACGGCGGTCATGGTGGCTTCCCCCATGGCAAGGGCGGCTTCTTTTTTTGGGTCGGATTTAGGAACAACCGTATCAGGGTTAAAATCGTCTCCTGATATTTCGGCTAACAGTGCCTTTTTATCCGCTTCAGTGCGCGTCTGTAATACTTCTTCGATGTCGTCATTATCTGAATATTGTGTTTGTTCGTTCATTACGCTACCGCTCTGATTGTTTTAATAATGCCGCCACAAAGGAAACCGAGAAACGCACCGATACCGACACAGGTAGCGGCTCCGATTGGCTTTGATTCACTATCAGGAATGACAACCGATTGTGGTTGATTGCCTTGCGGTTGTGGTTCGTTATTGTCTTTAGATTGTGGTTCAGATTGTGTCTGTTTTGCCAATTTATTGGCCTTGATTGCCTCTATTTCGGCCTGAACGTCTTCAAGAGGTTTAAAGGTGCTCATTTTTTCTTGAGCGGATTTTCCTGTACGGTTGTCCATTCCACAGGTACAGCGACCATAAACGTATTTAATGCGTTTCCCGCTGCCTTGATAAATGGCTTTTGGGGTCATGCAGTCATGGCAGACGATATAACCTAATACTGTTTTTTCATTGTCCATCGTGTTGCTCCTCTAATGCGTTAATTCGTTGGTTAAATGCTTTGAATAACCAAATGGTTTTGGTCAGCCATGGTTTAATAAATCCAAAGCCAATAGGGGGTTTGTAGGTTTTAGATTCATTGTCCATTTCATCCAGTAAACGGGTGGTCTCGGTTTGTAAGGTTTTCTCTTCCATTGGGCTCTCTTAACTTGTGATTAATCGGTTATTTTGTCGTGACAGGGACACATCGTTATCAATCTGGTGACCTCCATTAATGCCTTTTTTAATGGGGATTTCTTCAATTTACAGGACGGGTTACAGTTATTTTCAGTGCTCCTAGACGGCGCTCCGCGCCTTCTGGTGAGTACTTCCACATCGGATTTACGCATGATTTCCCACTTCGCTTTGATAGTCGAAATGGTGTTACCCATAAACGAAAAGCCAATAATTTTCTTAACGGGTTCAAAATAGCGGTTGGTTTTTTCTTCATACTCAATGTTTGCGTCACCGATATTCTGTACAAATTCTTTCCAGCGTGATTTATCGGCGTGGCCGTGAAGCTCGGTTAAAGGCTCACAGTCTAATTCCTGAATGTCTTCTTCAGATACTTTGCGTAATGCACGCCAGATAGAGACAGGCGCACCGCCAAATTGTTGAAACTGACGAATACGCCAAAGTGATGCCCAAGCGCGTACCGACTGAGCGGATTTTTTCTCAGCGTCTGACATGTGGGAGCCGTTTAAGTTTTTGGCAACGTATTTAGCAATGTAAGAGGTCGCGCCCCCTTTTTTAGGATCACAATATTTGCAGTAAAAGCGTGCTCGAATGATGGGCTTATTGCGCCTCACCCTTTTGCCGTTAACGTTCTTAAAAAATAACTCATCATTGTCTTCTTTAATCGCGATGGATCTCAATGTGGTCTCAATCACTTCCTTATCCTCATCTTTGCAGAATAAGAAATAGTGTGAATGTGGTGTGCCGTCTTTGTGAGGCTCTGCGACCCGAAAGCCAAAGTAATCAACGCCTGTTTTTGCCAGTTTCGCTCTGGCTCTGGCCCATTGCTTCATCAGGTTTTTATTGCTGTCTCTCGGGCTTGCCCCGTTCCACTTGTCGCTATTGCGGTGATACTTACTCGGCAATGTCCATGTAATGAATGCCGCGGTATAGCCTTGCAATTCGGCTAACTCTTCAAAGCCCCGACTTCTCACCATCATTTCAATGCGGCGGTTCTCAGGGTTTGAGGTGCTGGACATAAACACGTTTTCTAAATCAACGCTGATATCGTCCGCTTCGTTGTAAATGCAGTAATCGGCCAAAAACCTTGCTTGCTTGGCCTGTGCCTCAAGAAAGTTATTTAATGTTATTTCACTAACGTATTTTGATTGGTTTTTATGGTGACCGACACGACTCAGCGCAATTTGTGAATATTCGATATACTCAAACTTTAAACGCTCCAGACGGGCGTTAATCCAGTCATCTGTGGTCATTTTTTCGATAGCAGAGAAATACTGTGCAAAGGTGGGCTCTTTTGGCATATTTGGCGGCGCAATATAGTGAGCGTGAACTATTTGAGACAGGTTTTCATATATCTCACAAAGGTGAGCTTCATCTCCGTCCCCCTGATGTTCTAAAATCTGTTTACGCAGGTGATTAACGAGGTTTAACCCATATTCATTGCGCTTCTTATCTATCATGACAATGTCATGAGTGAGTAAAAGCATTTCTGTTTTTATACCCGTCTGAATTTTGCCTGTTCGTTTCTTTCTTCGCTCATTGAAACGGCTGATTTTTTTGTATTCCTGACGGTCAATTCTACGGTTGGCGAATGGGTAGCGTTTTTCAATAAATTCAGCCAGACGAAAGCTTTTATGTGTAATTTCAATAGCGAATCTTTCAAGGCTTTCACGTGTTGCGTTATCCCGCACCGAGCGCGCATACACTTTTTTATTGATGTCTGTGACCACGAACTTTGGCAATGTCGGGTAAAAATGAGTTTGAAGGCTCGATACAATCATTATTAAAACCATATTCAGGGTGTTAGGTATGAAAACAGAATTGCTCTTTGAATCGGACAGGAGAGCTGTTGTTAAGACTTCCGTTTAATTCGTTCCGCTTTTATCTTTATCAGTTCCTTGGTTCGCTCTAACTTGGCGTTTTTGTACTGACTGCGCTTGATCATCAATTTTAATTCTGTGATTTGTCTGGGGATCATGTCATTAGTCCTCTTGTTGCATTTCTAATGCTTTACGCTTGCGGGGGTTTACTGGAATAGTGATTTGATTTGCTGATACACGACGGTCAAATTCAAGCTTATTGATAAGCACTAAACCGCCTGTTTCTTCTTGAGGAACGAGAGGAATTACACTGTCAGAGATCAGCTCTTTAACCTTGGTTCGGCTAAGTCCTGATTCTTCACAAAACTTGTTTATTGTCTGGACACTTGCGGTCATATGCATAACCCCTTAATATCGGTTGTATGTGGTCGTATATAGGTTTGTCCGAAATGTCGGATGCAGTAATGATGAATCTAGAATATCGGATTGTCAATCTTTCTCATCCCAGATATCGGATGATTCTTGAGGGTTTTTATTTATGTCATTGATTAATAAAGAGTTTAAAAAAGCGGAAAATTTCTCTGAACGCCTAAGAACGTTAATGAAAAGTAGTAGTTTTAATGAATTTGCAAAAAAAACAGGGGTTCCTAGAGCTACCTTGAACAATTATGCCAATAATCTGACAAGCCCAACTTTAGAGAAGCTAGCCTTAATTGCAGATGCTACGGGGACTACCATTGAATGGTTAGCATCTGGAGAGATACCGGACAGTCGTATGATTAGCGTGTATCAATATGACCTTAAAGTAAGTGCCGGAAATGGAAATTATATTGAACACGAAAATCCAGTAGCAAAATTTGAATTTAGTGAAGATTGGCTTCGTTCTCAAAGTTTGTTTAATAAAACACTTTCAATTGTGCAGGTGACTGGCGACAGTATGGAACCAACGCTATTTGATGGGGATTTGATTCTAATCAGACACAATGAAGTGGATGATGGTATCTGCGTTATTCGTATTAATGACCGTATTTTAGTTAAGCGCGTACAACATGATTTTATTGATGGTAGTTATCAGATATCCAGTGATAACCCACATTACAAACCAAGTGTAGTGAGTAAAAGTTTTGATGGTGATTTTGCGGTAATAGGTCAGGTTGTCAGAGTTCTTCAAAGAGTGAGACAGTATGATTCAGTCCAGTGATGAAGGGTTTTATACCACCAATGATCCAAACCGTTTTTTTAGTTTAGAGCGAGATGCAAAAAGTCACGAAGTGACATTATCGTTACGCAATGACGAGCGTTATCCAAACAAAGATTTTCGCAAGCTAGACGAATTAATCACGCTTTGGTATCGGCTCCACGGCAAAACATTGCGCGACCATATCAGGCTTAGAAAACTACTGTATCGAATGTCTGAAAGGTTAGGGAATCCGGTTGCAAGCGAATTAACTAACGAGAATTTTGCCCGATACCGAGAACAACGAACTCAAGAGATAACAACGACAACCGTAAACCGTGAGCATGCTTATTTACGGGCGATGTTTAACGAATTGCAACGGCTTGGTGTTATTGACTACGAAAACCCCGTATCTAAAATTCGTCAGTTTAAGGAAAGGGAAGGGGAATTGCGATTTCTCTCTCATGATGAAATTGACAAGCTTTTGAATGCTTGCCGCATGTCGAGTAATCAAAGTCTTGTTTATGTCGTTAAAATTTGCCTTGCTACTGGTGCGCGTTGGAATGAAGCGGAAAGTCTGAATATGAATCAGATATTGAGCGGTAAAATAACGTATCTCAATACGAAATCAGGAAAGAACCGGACAATTCCAATTAATGATCACTTGTATCAGGAATTAAAAGCGCTGAATAAATCTGGTGATGAAAAGTTATTTATTTCTAGTTTAAGTGCATTTCGTAAAGCCGTATCAAAAGCACAAGTTAGTTTACCGCGCGGTCAAATGTCCCATGTTCTTCGCCATACGTTCGCGAGTCACTTTGTTATGCAGGGTGGGAATATCGTTGTACTGAAAGATATCCTCGGTCACAGTGAAATAACCACAACAATGAGATACTCACATTTGGCGCCGAGTCATTTGAATGATGCGGTGAAGTTGAATCCGTTGAATGAGCATCAGTGATAGATATGAGATATTGTAAAATTGAAATTGCCCCATTCCCGTTTAGGGGACTATTTTTCTAATATCAAATGTATGGCTTATGTACTGGTCAATACTTTTTCTGTATATCTACACAGTTTATTACGTTTGAATGTGGTTTGAGTATGGAAAATGGCTTGTTTTGTCGGAAGTGATAGCTCGTTTAGTCTAAAGGTGAATTAGTAACTCATTGTTATTTATTGCTTTTGCTTTAGAGGTACTCAAGATAACAAGCCATGTAAAAAAAAGATAACAGGCCAGCTCGTTTTCACGTGATGGTGAAATGAAAAATAAGGACAATATGCTTTATTTTTTAGATAGTTATGGTAAGTGGATTGAAAGTTAGGCTGGCGAAAAAACGAGCCAGCATGTTATTAAGAATGTTATGCCTAAAGGAATGTATGGATATCAAATTAATAGTCGCACTGATTGGATTAACCGGGGTTGCATCTAGTGCTTTAATTCAATTCTATCTTGGAAAGCAATCTGAACGGAATAAAAAGGTTATTGAAATTCGTTCACAGGCTTATCTGGATCTTGTTAATATCGTTTCAGAAATTGCTAGCTCGGCTAAACATAAAAAGCAACGTGATATTGTCCAATTACAAATGCTCACTCAAGCAAAGTCTAGAGTGATACTTATTGGTTCTGATGAGGTAGTTAAAAGTGTACATGCTTTCTTTACTGAATATGGCGTACTCAACTCTGATGATTCATTCAGCGCATTTAGTAATATTGTTTCAGCAATGCGTGTTGATTTATCTGGGAAAAACTTGTTGTCTGATGCCCTATTGAAAGAGTCTTTGTTCGGACGAAATTAGGCATAACAAGGCATTTAAACGGAACTAAAACAGTGGGTTACGTTCCGCTTCGCTCCACAGTATAACCCACAATTTTAGTCCGCTTAATGCGGCGTTATACCGCTAAACGGCCGCCGGGGAAAAAGTATAAAGGTTTTGATTGTATGCATATATATCAATATACGGATTTAAATGCTGTAAAAAACATTCTAAAGACAGGAAAATTGTGGGCAACTCATTATAAATATTTAAATGATTATTCTGAAGTTTTGAAAGGTATCGAAATCCTTGTCGATAGTATCTCTGATACAAAGAAACTATCTAACACAGAAAAAAACGCCTTTAAAAATGAAATTATGAATAGTTTGGATGATTTGGATATATTTGTCTCATCTCTTTGTTTGGCTGGGGACGAGCTAACAATGTGGAGAACATATGGTAATTGTGCAGTAATTTTTAATATGAGTTTGGTCACATTAGCTTTGACCTGTGAAGGCTCATTTAGACAAAATTCAGTTGAATCATGTATTTACCCAAGAAATTACAAAGATATTAATTTATCAACACAATTTGACTCATTACTATTTTTATATGATGAATATTATCTAGGCTCCCATAAAGATTGGTTTATACGCTCTTTAGTCTACGATGCGACATCAATAAAACATGATGCATTTTATGCCGAACAAGAGCATAGAGCAGTTATCTCTCTAGATAAAACTGATAATACTCCAATTCTCTATCGGAAACGAGGTGAAGTGGATATTCCCTATATTGAGATGGTGTTGCCTAAATCATCCATTAAAGGTGTTTTTATTGGCCCGGGAAAAGACCAAAATAAGTTGGTTTCAGAAATGAACGAATTTTTACAAGAAAACAAATTCAATGACGTAGTAATATATAAATCGTCTATACCATTTGTTTAAAATCATTTTTAGAAAAGTGGTATAACAAGTCGCTCAAGCGTACTGCCAACGCGTGGCATTTTTAGTTCCAGTTAGTTTTGTGGTTACGGCGAAATGGTTAGAGTAATCTAGGCGTTGGCATCCACTTAGCTCAGCGTTATCTTTGGCTAATGCCCATGACTTTAGTAAATTTTAAGGTTCAACTAACCAGTTGAGGGCTTTTCCATATTCAAAATTCAATAACTATTTTCTTAATATTTTAAAACTACAACTTATCTCTAAACTGATTTGCCAATTCAATATACTTCATCATGGTTTCAATTGAATTAGCTTTTTGATGGGCGTCTGGTGTCAGAATATCAATGAGAAGATAGGCGTGGGTAAACATGCCTTTGGCATAGACGAGGTGATCATCTGAGCACCGATAAAATTGTATTTCCTTTTCATTAAACTGACCTAAATGAACATGGTGTAGACCTGCAAATGCAGCATCTGAAGGGCGATGATAGGGAACGTCTCTACCAATGGTGGTGGGGAGTGAGTGATCTTGTTTGTATCGCTTGAAGTGTTGAAAAATTGAGTCGTTGACAGGAGATTTCCAATTAATAATTCTTGATTTATAGAACTTTATATTACTCATCATCCCATCCAGAAGCATTGATATCGCGGTTTTTATTAGCTTCTTTTTGAAGAATATTTGAGTTAAATTGAACGTGAATCACTTCACCCTGAAACGGACGAAATTGTAACTCTAAACTTTTAAGCATCTCTCCGCGTTCAATGACTCGTGCAATAAGACGTCTTAACTCGTCTGGCATGCCAGCATCATTCCCTAAGAAAGGGCGAATAGAAGCAACTAACGTTTCTAACTGTTGAATGGCTTCAAGGTCAGAATCGGATAAAAGTGATTGCTGATTTTTCATTATCCCTTCAATCATTTCATTTAACTTCTCTTCAGCGCCTTTTAATACGGTAGATAAGCCGTTTAACATCTGGAAAAAACCATCGCTAATTTGTTTGGTGGTCTTGTCCTTCGTTTCAACATTTTCTCTTGGTGTCGCAAGAAAATGCAGCAAACCGAGAAACGAAAACGCTTCATTGATTTCAATAGATTTTTGAGCAGCCATTTCACGTCACCTCAATGTTGTTACATGCCTTAAGTATACCTGACAGACCCAGATATAAAAAGAAATGAATATATTTACATTTATAGAATAAATATATTTTTAAAGGTCAAGAAATTGAATATTTTTTTGCATCACATTGATGTCTAGAAGTCCCAATATTACGACCACATACGACCGCATACGCCTGATATGAAATTTCCCCTTTTTTTAACTCATTGATTTAGTAGTGTGTATGAAGGTTTTCCAAATCCGCGTGTTGGGAGTTCGAATCTCTCCACCCCTGCCATTACAAATGCATAATTATGCAAAAAGAAACCCACTCGATTGAGTGGGTT